TAACGCCACTACAACCTACGACATAGGACTCAAATCAGGCTCTTCTATTAACTATCTAATCTCACATAATGGCGGAACAGCTCCGGCGTTTAAAACCTTGAGATCCCTAAGCCATGACGCCACAACTCAAGTAACAACTACCAAAAATGGAAAATTACTTATATTTACATCGACCAGTGGTACTTTATTTTCACTGATTTCTGGTGGCGTCATTGTTGGAGACGAAGTTAGGATTGGAACCTCATTTAATGCCTCTAACCAAGGTAAATTTAAAATCATCTCCCTAACTGCAACTAGCTTTACCATTAGCCATGAGTTAGGGGTGGCTGAAGGCGCAATAACACTAGGAGCCTCCTTTGCCACTCAAGTTAGAATTCACAGCTCTACCGGAGTATCTATAGGTGATAAGGTTGACTTAGTTGCAGGATTCAGTTCGGTAAGTTTTGGAACATATGATCTATTGGATGTGGGCGATAATTTCATTGAAATATCCAGTGTTAGCTCGTTACCGTCACAAACGGCAGTTGCAAATAGTCCAGAAGCTATGACTTTTTATAGAGATATGAAACAATTTCTCTATATAGAGTCTGACAAAAACCTAGATATTAAGATAAACAGTGCCTCTGTTACAAATACACTTAAAACAATGCTCGTCGGTAGCTCCCCTCAACCAGGTGTTTTCATGAACAGTGGTTCTCTAAAAAGCGCTGACATAACCAACACTTCACAGGACATAGCGCATATATTCTATGTAACGGCTGGATAACCTATGGCTGACGAAAAAAAACAAACTATTATCTTTGACTCCCTTCAACGATTGCAAGATGAAAATAACGCACACATATTGAAGAACTCAAATAGTGAATTAAATCAAGAACTAATGAAGAACATGATCCGTCACGCTGCCGGAACTATTAAAAAAGGCAAAGGAGTTCCTAGACTAGCCTTTACTGAAGACCCTTTGGTTACTGAAAACTACGCAGGCATCTATAAGCTCAAAAAAGGCCTAATCCCCGATCAAATTATTAAACAAATTAGAAACCAAAACTTCCTTGTAGCTGGGATATTAAGAGCTAGAGGGAATGCCCTGTCCATGATGGGACACGCTCGAAGAAATCGATTTGATATTGGTATAGATTTGGATATTAAACCTGAGTTTAAAGAGCACATTGAACCAGAACAAATGGTCAAGATCCAAGAGAGAATGGATCGTTTCTTGAAGATTTTAATTAACTGTGGTCACACAGACGGCCTCAAGGACGACGAAAGAATAAACTTACCTGAATTTTTAGATATCCAAACCCGTAATGGTTTGGCCTTTGGTCGCTTTGCAACAGAAATCATATATCAACAAAACGGACAGGGCGATTCAACGGATATGTTTCACCGCTTTAGGGCTATTGATGTGGGTAGTATTTATCGCTCAGTTAAGAAGGGCGAAGCTGCCGAAGGAATTCGTAGAAGTTCCATTAAATTACTAGAACAAGCCACTGGAATTAAGCTAGATGCCGATCATCTTAAAAAAGACGAATACGCTTGGGTACAAGTAATCCAAGGAACTCCACGACAAGCATTTACGAGTAAGGAAATGGTCGTTTATACGTTATATCCTTCTTCGGATATAGAGCATAACGGCTACCCTCTCACTCCAATCGACACTGTAATGACCTCTATCACTACTCACATGTCCATTGAAGTTTATAATAAATTATATTTTCAAAACGGTCGGGCTGCTCGTGGTATGTTGGTGGTTAATTCTGATGAGATCGATCAATCTGTAATTGATGATATTAAACAGCAATTCAATGCCTCAATCAATGACGTTACAAACTCCTTTAGAACTCCTATTTTTGGTGTCAGTAAGACGGATAAGGTTGAGTGGATCTCAACACAACCACAAAAGAAAGATGGAGAGTTTCAATTCTTATTCGATCAAACTACAAGAAACATTCTATCCGCTTTTAACATGTCTCCAGATGAACTTCCTGGATTTACACATTTGTCTCGTGGTACAAACCAGCAGGGCTTATCTGAGAGTAATAATGAATTTAAGTTAAACGCCGCCAGAGATACCGGTATTCGTCCTCTCCTTCTTAAGATGCAGGACTTTATCAATGAGACTTTGTTTACATTGATCGACCCTGAATTGTCTCAACTTTGTCAGGTGCAGTTAGCTGGGTTTGACGCTGAAACCAAACAACAAGAATCCACACGATTGCAGCAAGACATGCCAGTCCATTACACCTACGATAATATTATGGACGAGACAGAAAAAGAACTCGTGGGTCCATCTATGAGTGGGAATATGCCGTTTAACGAACGGTACCTAGCAGCCTTGGATAAATACCAAACTGTAGGCAATATTATTGGACATTTTAACGATTCACCTGCTGCAATGGTAGACCCCATATTACGATACAAAAGAGATGAGTTTTGGTTCAAATGGCTAGAAACCTTAGGTCAGGCCAATCCAAATGCGTTGGCTGCATATACCAAAACACGATCTGACTCTATGCAAGTTTTAAAAATGTACCTTAAAGATTATCTTGATGAAAGCGATATCGAATCGTAATTTAAATAAAATAGGAGAATTATTATGGCAAAACCCGACTACAAAGTTAAGTACTTAGATTTAAGGGCTAAGCTTCTTGAATCAACCGATGTGTCTTATCGTTTAGGTTATGAAGATGGTCTAAAAGAGGGCCAACAAGCAGCCCAACAACAACAAATGGAACAGCAAATGATGGAGCAACAACAAGCTGCCGCTATGGGTGGCGCAATGCCCCCTGGAGCTGAAGGCGGAGCACCCCCTCCTCCTGGAATGGAAGGCGAGATGCCCCCTGAAGAAATGGGAGCACAAATGCCCCAAGCAGGTGGCGAAGAAGATATGGGCGAAGCTGAAGGATCTGAATTGGATCAACACATTGGTGAGTTAGAGTCCATGGTACAAAAAGGTGAAAAGCCATTGGTAAGTGATTTAAGAAAAGCAGTGGAAAGCCTTAGTACCCTTCGCAAGAGCCAAAAAGCAAAGAAGAGCCAGAAGGTTCAAAGAGTAGTTTCGTCTCAAAAGAGCTTAGTTGATAACATTATGAAAAAATGGGAAAATGAATCAAAAAACGTTGGTGAAAATCTTGAGAGTATTATAAGAGAGCACGGAATTAAAATTAAAGGTTAATTATGATTGGCCTACCGTTTGAAGCCCTAGAGGCTATTGAAAACCTCATTAAGACAAAGTTTGATACATTGTCTTTGGATTTCTTAGGTATAATCCCACTAATTTCTAAAGAAAAACATATGATATTTACCACGTCTCGGAATAATATAATCTCATTATATCTCCAAGCGCTCGGTACGAGAACGCCAAATGCGGTGGAAGAACAAACCCTAAAGAAACTCATGACTATTGCTTCTGGTTATATAGATGCTTTAAGAGACAGGACGACGGCTCGTATCTTAAATGATGTAGATAGTTATGTTTCAAACAGTAACGCAAAACAAGAAATCATATCCGAAGAGAGTATAACTAATATAATTGAAGAGCAGTTAGGGAAGGCAACGGGTCATTTGAAGATGATTGTAAATTCCGAGAGTAACAAGGCATCGAATGTTGGAACTGCTCTGCAAATATCTAAGATAGCCGAGGAAAAAGGCATTGAAGATCCCACAGTATTTTTTATTGTAACGCGAGATGATGTCACAGGAAAAGAGGAATGGATTCTACATTTATTGCCAGATAGAGTCACCCCTCGATTGTGGAAATTATCTGAAATTGGTGCCGAATATCATAAAGTCGGAGATCCTAATCCTAAATTACCAGGTTTACACCCGAATTGTAGGTGTAAATTAACTATATTGATGTTAGGATGGGGCTTTGATTCTAGTGGTAGGGTTAAATTTATTGGACTTGCTCACGACGAGTTTAAAGAACAACGTGAAAAATACAATCTCCCTCGATAATTAACACAACGTTAATAAAAATCTTCTTTACTTTTATGTTTTATTAGTGTATTGTAATATTATAAAACAAACAAAAAAAGGAGAAACAATATGATTGATGATATTAATAAGGAAGAAGTATTGACTTGGGCTGCTGAAAATGGACAATTTGCAGTTGTTAGTCTTCTAATTGAACAGGGAGTTGATATACATGCCGATGACGATAGGGCTTTACGTTATGCTGCTTATGATGGACAGCTCGAGATGGTTAAGTTTTTAATCGAAAAAGGGGCTAATGTACATGCCCATGACGATTTGGCTTTACGTCGTGCTGCATATAATGGACATCTTGAAGTTGTTAAGCTTTTAATCGAAAAAGGAGCTGACATACATGCTGATAACGATCTAGCTTTA